TATGCGAAACATGATGGTCTATGGGAATGACATTAACAAATATGTTGGAAGCAGTCGTGAAGGCATTACCGAACTTCAATCTCTGCCCGTCAGACAGATTACCATTCTTGATGGCCGAGGAATCAACGAAGTTGCTGACGAAGTGAATCCAATCATTACCGCAGAGAGATACCTTCTTCGTGAAGGTGAACAGACTCAAGAAGAAATCCGAGCCGAGGAGATTCTCCATGTCCGAACAGACTACCGAAGCAATTGGTTCACAGATACCGAAGAGAGAGTCTCTTACGGTATCTGGGGTTCTTCCCGCTTTACCTCTCTTAAACAGGCTATCCGAGCCAAATACAACTCTATGAACAATCGGATTGCGATTGAAGACGCTATGACAAAACAATTCATTACAATTGACAAGTCTGCTATTGCACACATCCAAGACCCAGATGAGCAGAGGGAGCGTCTATCTCACATCATGGGACAAGTCGTTGAGACGCTTGAGTCTCTGCGTGGAGACCAAGTGCCTATTTTCCCCGACTATGTCAGCATCCAGCACATAGACCAGAGGACTGCTATTCCAGACACAACTTCTTTCTTGGACAATGTCAATGCTGATATTGCCGCCGTCTTGCAAGTGCCGAGAGTCGCCGCAGGCCAAGAGAGAGGTTCTACCTTCGCCGCATCCTATACGGCGAACCAATGGTCGTCGCAAGCCATTCGTCGTATGCAAGCAGTTCTCAATCAAGCGGTTCGCAAGATGTTTAGCAAACACCTTGAACTTCTGCGAATCACACATACAATGGCCGACTTGCCTTCTCTTAACTTTGAGCCTATTGACGAAGAGACACGCCTCAACAAAATGCAGAGGGCTAACATGGGCTACGCTGGCGGAATCCTTACGCTTAATCAAGCATTAGAAATCGTCGGAGAACCACAAGAGTTGGATGGCGATGTTCGTAAAGGGGAAAGCGGTGAGACTCCAAACACAGGCCGTCTCCCCAGAGAGAACTCACAGGATAGCGCAACAGATGTGCGGGACGGTGAGCAGATTGACGAAAGTTGATTTGGACGAAGTGCTGAGTCGTGATTCCGACGGCAAGTTGATTTGGTTAGTCAGCGAAGTCTCGGACATGAAGACGGACATTTCAATAATCAAAAATAACCATCTATTTCATATTGAGAAGGACATGGCGACACTTAAGAAAATAGTTGCGGGTGTTGTTGCTTTCCTTGTCAGCGCATTTACGGGAATACAGGTGATGTAAGATGGGAGCAAGGCGTGATAGCGTAAATGACCGAATGGTTAAGTGGACTTCCCTCCCAGCAATTTATCTCTGGATTGCCGCATCGGGAACCGTTATTTTCTACGGTATCTTTAAACCCGACATTGTCCTTCCCAATGTAGAGGCTTTTATTGCTCTAATTGCTATTATTGGAGGTTATGCCTCTAAGTCTTACGATAACATCCTTGAGTTGTGGAAAGCAGAACAGACTGTGGAGACTGACTTGCATCCAGAGGTTATCAAGTCTAACCAGAAAGTGCTTGAGGCTAAAGCAGAACATGACCGTCTGGTTGCCGTCATGGAAATAGAACACGCTCATAAATTGGCTATGAAACAACAAGCGCATGAGCATTGTCTTGCCCATGAGAAGCAACAAGCCGAATTGGGGGTGAGTGCAGATGCCCACACGAAGGAAGACTGAGAGCCGTGATGATTTCATAGACCGTTGCATGTCTGATGAAAAAATGCGAGAAGAGTTTCCCGACACACCTCAGAGATACGCTGTCTGTAATAAATACGCTGACAACCCTGTTGCAGAGGAGCAAGTTGAGGCTCTGCAATATGGTCGTCCCAGCAAAAATGACCCTCGCAAGACTCCTGCGAAACCCAGCGAGCGTCGCAGAGGCTCAAAAAAGAATAAGCCAGACTCTGCAAGCAAACCGAACAAAAACATTCAGATTAGCAAAGAGACAGAAGCACGACTCCGTAGCATGATGAGGGAACACAATGAAAAAGTCGCAGAGAAAGGAAAAGGTAGCAGAGCGTCTATGGGTCGCCTTAAGTCTGTCTTCCGCCGTGGGGCTGGTGCTTTTAGTCGGACACACGCACCTAATATGTCAAGGACAGGGTGGGGTATCGCAAGAGTCAAGGCTTTCCTCTACCTCCTACGAAATGGCCGACCCTCTAACCCCAACTACAAGCAAGACAATGACCTTCTTCCCCAAAGCCACCCAAGAGCCTCAAGTGAAGGAGAAGACTACGAAGATTGGGACGAGGAAGCCTTCACAGGAGCCGAATATCAAGGTCGTCAAGTGAAACTCAACAAACCTTTCCGCACACCTAAAGGCCCAAAGAAGTTTGCCGTCTACACAAAGAATGAGAAGGGAACCGTAGTTATTGTTCGCTTTGGCGACCCTAACATGGAAATCAAGAGAGACGACCCACAGAGGCGCAAAAACTTCCGAAGTCGCCACAATTGCGATAATCCTGGCCCAAAATGGAAAGCCCGTTATTGGTCTTGCTACCAATGGCGAAGCGGCTCTAAAGTTGAAGGTAGTGAAGACTTTAATAAAACAGACACTACCTTAACTCAAGACATGGGTTGCGATTGCGGTTGCGGCGGTTGTTCTTCTGTTGAAGCAGACGACCATACACCAAAGGAAAATGAGACTCACGATGAGTTTATGTCTCGTTGTCAAGAAATGGGCTTTTCCGAACAAGAGTGCATGGATGCTCACGAAGGACACACTTTCAAGTCCGAAGAAGAGTTCTACGAAGAGTTCTTGCAAGCAGGCATGGAAGACTACATCTTCTCTACGCCAGAAGGAGCAAGGGAAAAATCACGCGAAATCGGTATGGAAGGTAAAATCCATACCGAAAAAATGGCTGACGGCACTACAATGTATTTCCCAGGTGAGTCCGAAGAGATGTTCCAGAAATGGTTTGATGAAAACGATTCGCACGATGCTTCTTACCACATGGACTCCTGCCCTGCTGGTGAGAAAATGATGAATGGTCGTTGTCAGAAAGTCGCAGTCTACCTTGATGTAGAATACAAAGTGGACGAGACTGTTATTGAAGCAACCACAGGTCGTCAAGTTGTGCGAATTAGCGGTATTGCTTTCCACGAAGGCATTAACAAGAACGGCTGGAAAATCACTCGCGCAGGTGCTAATCGCACCGTCTCGCAGATGGTCGGCACAGATTTGACACTTAACCACCCTCCCGCCGAAGGAGGTCGCTTTAAGCGAAACATGAATGGCGGCGTTGAGGATGCAGTCGTAGGAATTATTACCGAGGCTTCCATTACCGACAAAGAAGAAGGTAAGTGGGATGTGTCTTTCAAAGCAGATGTCTACCGCACAGAATTGTTTGAGGCTCTTGAATCTGGTCTCTGGCTCCGACAAGGCTACGGTGTCTCCATTGGTGGAACGGGCATTCCCGATGAGATGGTAGAAGCAGAAGACGGACGCATGATTATGACCTTTGAGACGGACTTTACCTTAGACCATCTGGCTATTGTCCACCGCCCCGCCTATGAACGGGCGACCATTGATACGGTAGAAAAAGTGGAATTATCCGTTGAAAGTGCAGAAGCCTTTATATCACAGACCGTATATGACAATAATCAGCAAAAGGTGAACTCCATGAGCGAACATGAAATCATTGAGGCATCCGAGGAAGTTTCTGAGACTCCCGATTATGCCGCAGAAATTGAAGCACTCAAGGCTTCTCTCGCAGAGCGAGAAGCAGAATTGAACGAAATCAAAGCCGCCGAAGAAGCAAAGGCTGAAGAAGCCCGTCTTGCTCTCGTTGAGAAGGCTACCGAAATGGGCATCGCTGGTGTCAGCGAATTGCCTGCTGAGACCATCAGCACGATTATTGCTTCCTTTGAGGCTAAGGTCGTCGTTGAAGAACCTGTTGTTGAAATGAAACCTGTGAAGGCTTCGGAGACCCCTGTTGAGGCTCCTGTCAAGTCCGACGCAGTTGTCGCTAACTTCTTGAACGGCAAGAAGTTGAACACCCCAGAAGAAGTCTACGAAAAGGCTTTCAATGTCTGGGCTAACACTTGGAACAAGACTGTGTCTGAACCAAACATGCGCTCCCCGCTTTACGCAGAAGCAAAGGAGAAGAATTACATTTGAGGTGAAAAAATATGACTGCACTAAATACCCCACGAAACGGAACATTGAAAGCAGGTAGCACCGTTAGCGGTATTGGCTACCTTCTGGCTCAAGACGGAACGAACACGCTTGACTTGAGCGCGGCCACCGAGGTCTGTATCGGTGTGTCTGCTGACGAATCCGAGCGTGATGCAAGCGGCCTTGTGTCGGGCGGCTCAGTTTCCTTCTATCCTCTTGGCGGAGTCCTTATGGTCGCTTCTAAGACCAGCCTAACATGGGCTTTGGGCGACACCGTCTATGTTGATGCAGGCGGTCTGGCTTCAAAGACTGTGGGTTCTAACAAGAAACTTGGCCTCTATGTGGGCGAAGGAACCACGACGACTGCTGATGGCGACCTTATTCCTGTGATGACTGCTGGTGCGGCTATTGCTTGATGACAAAAATAAAAATTGAGGTGAAAAATATGAACAAATCTTTGGAACAAATCCTAACTGTTGAAGCCGCCGCAGGGCCATTTGGACAGGCCGATGCCGTCCTTGAACAAACGCTCCGAGACTTTATCCAACTGCAATCCACGCTGATTGCCGTTGGAACGCAAGTCGTCGGTGTCCGTCGTGTGGGCTGGTTGGAGTTCACTTTCTATACGGGTGCAGAAGGAACCTTCTCCTACCCTCTGGCTGACAACGCTACGGCTGACCCCACCAAAATTGGAACGGAGAACTATTCGGTTCACTTGAAGAAGGGTCAAGGCCGAACCATTTTCCTTGACTCCACCCTCCTCCGAGGCGAGTCCTTTGAGAACCTTGACCGTCAGCAACTTGCTATCGTGCGAAACATGGCCGATGTTATTGACGATTTGATTCTTGAGACTCTTATCGCTGGTGCAGGCCAAACTGAGACCGTTGCTGGTGGCTCCGAATGGGATGCCGCAAGCGGTGATGCCGAGGCCAACATCCTCAACGCTATGGACAAAATCTTTGAGAATGGTCGTGTGTCGGGCAACGAGCCAATGGCTCTCATCGTCCCAGCCAAGCACCGAAGCGTCCTCTTGCAGACCACGCTCTACGGAAATGTCGTGGAATCCCTTGAGGAGCATCTGCGCCGCATGAGCAACTTGACCATCCTTTACAGCCGCAACTCCCGTCTGGCTGACAAGGCTCTCCTCCTTATCCCAGGTTCGGAGACTGCTGAGTTCTTCCAATACAACGGCGATGGCTTCCAAGAGACCGAATTGACCCGCATCCCAGGTGTGGGCTACGATTGGATGCTTACGGGCTACATGGGTTGTATTGTTCACGAAATGCAGGATGGTGCGGCTTCTGGTAAGAACAACCGCATTTGTGTGATTGACAACATCTCTGCTTGATGCGGGGGTGTTTGATTGAGCGACAGAACGCAATTCTTGGTCGGATATGCCGAGCGTAGGCTTGGCCGTGAATTGACGGAAGACGAGAAGGCTCAGTTTGAGGGTCTTCTTACCCGTCGTGAAGCGGCTGACCTTGCTGACTCTTTTAAGGCAAAGCCTACCAAAAAGAGCAAGAGCAAGAAGTCTTCTTGGACTCCGTCGGAAGACGAGTCAATGGACACGACAATTGAAAAAGTGGTGAATAGCGATGAAGTCTAAGGCGGCAGTTGCAAAAGCACTTAAGGACAAAGGTATTCCTGTTCCAGCAGAAGACTCGTATTCTGCTATGATGCACCGTCTCAACACTTGGGGCGAAGGCAAAGGCTACCTCTTCCGACGCATTAAGAGTCGTTTTTACGGCAAGCAAAACCTCCCAGCCGAGATTCCCTTTGGGACGATTGTCTGGGTTCCCGATAGCGACTTTGCCCGCAACTTGATTAAGACGGGTGCTATGTTTCCTATGGGTCGTGCTTTCTTCCAAGAGGGTCTGACGGTTATTGATGTGCCGCAGACAGAAGAATATGCTGAACCTAAACCAGAGCCAAAGAAGAAAGCGGCTCCTAAGAAAAAGGCTTCTAAGAAAGAAAAGAAGGTGAGCGATGATGGCGATAACGGCGGCGCAGATTCGTGATTTGTTGAACCGACCAAGAGGTCTCAACGAAGCCACGATTGAGGAATACATTTCCATTCGCAACACCGAAGTCAATCGCAAAGCCCGTTCTTCTTCTCTCTACGGCCTCTCCGATAGTGTCGGAAACACCGAGACCGACATTGAGTCAGCAATCAAAATGTTAGTCGCTTGCGATTGTCTGCGAGTGATGATTGATACGATACCATCGTATGTTCCCGAACCAGAGCAAAGAAGGACAGATATACGCATTCGGGCGCAATTGCAAAACTTTGAGACCAGAGCAAATGAACTCATGGCCGCAATTGCCGAAGCAGGCGGGTCTGCCTTCTCTGTTGCTTCTACAAGCACAAGAACAGATACCGTGTGATGATATATGACTGATTACACTTGGCTTGGAACAGTCTCGCAAGACTCAACAGTCGCAGACAATTGGCTTCCTGTTGGAACGCCAACATCAGGAGATAAAGCCATTTTTGATGCGGCGGCGGCTCAACCTTGCGATTTTGCATTGGCGGCAATTGACGAAATTGAAATTGCGGCTGATTTTATACAGACTGTCAATATCAACATTGATATTGCGCTAATTGGTCTTTCGGTTTCTGCCGCAGGTTCAATTGTCGCAAGTGCGCCACGAAGTCTTGTTTTTTCTGGGACTCCTCTCTACAAAAGCGGTTCTTGCTATATTGAAATTGGAACATCCAGCAGTCCCTTTGATAGCATTTTATCAAGAGACAATTTAATTTATAGCGTGGCTCCCTCAACAGGAGACTTGTATTTTGATACGGGTATTTATCCTAACATGAAGTTGGCTGGCGGTGGAAACAAGACCCCGCAATACATTACGCCAACAGTTGCAGATACAACAGATGTGAACTTTCTCACTCTGCGATTAAGCGCAGGAACCTTTCAACCTGCTTCAAGCACCCCGACAGATAATGACAAGTTGAAAAACTTCATTATTGACAGTTCAACAAATCAATTTATTGTGGATGCTGGGGGTCTTACAGAGTTTGATGGTGGCTACGCTACATGGACTTTCCAAGGAGCAACTGCTGGTTTTCTTATTCCAACCTCTAACCTCCCAGAATATCAAGGTTGCGACTTTACATTTCGCAAAATGGCTATTATGGCTACGGACGGAGGCGCAGGAGCATGGGCTAAAATCGCCGCTAACAGTCGTCTCTGCCTTGACGATTTTACGGTAGGCG